AAATCCATTTTCGACAAATAATATTGCTGTTTTGAACGATGTTAAACTTTCTGAACCATTTTTAGTCTTGTCATTGCAATTCCAAACAACAACCCCACCATCATTGAGTATTAAATAAAGTTTTTTGACAACATCTTCAAAATTTATTGATGAATCGTAACTACGTAAATCATCGTATGGTGGGCGTGTAACCACCAAATCAACCTTTACACCCTCTGCTATTAGATTATCCATTACTTCTAGACAATCGCCTTTGTATAAATCAATCATGTGATTTACCCCTTTAAATTGTACGGCACCCTCTTTCTAAGTGACGTTGTTTATTACTTTCTTTTCTGTTGGTTGCGCTCTACGCGCTCCCAGTATTCATCCCACGCTTCGTCTTGGTACATAGTCTCGTTTCTCCCCCATGGAGTAAAGTTCATCTGCTGTGTAGTCTAGTATATAGTCGTCCCATTGTACTAGAAAACGTGAAAAACTAAAAGTGTCCGCAAACTTCATACCCTCGGAGCGTAGGTAGTCGTACATACCAGTAAGCATCTTGTTCATCAGCACCTTACGCTGTGTTCCGTCTGTAAACGTCACGTATAGGTCAAACTGTACGCCGTGAAGTATCTCTACCTCTGCTGAGAGTATCTCGGGCTCGTAGGCAATAATAGCATCCTCAATAAGCTCCTCGTTACCCATAGCAATGACTAGGTAATGCATCGCCTTAAGCAAGTCCTTTCGATTTAAGCCATCTTTCTTACCATAGCGCATAAGGTACTTGATTGCGTTATCAATCGCCGTGTTAGTGAGGGTTCCTCGGGCTTGGTACACATCTAGTACCTGCACGTTATTATGCCGGTTAACGTAGTGCTGTTCGTAAGTACTATCTACATACTCACGGAGCTCACAAACCACATTATCCTCGTTAAATTTATAATCAATCATCTTCCCTACCTCTATTGATTACTTTGTCGTTATAATCAAACATCCATAATAACAACCATACTACCCACAGTATTCCCACACCCACTAAAATCTCAAATACATCATAACCATACACCATATTATTCTCCTTCTACGAATTATATTAAAGGCTCATTTATAGTCTGTTTACCTCAGTAGACTTTATTTAATTAGTTGCCCCGTTGTGTACGCGGGGGCATCGCGCGGATAACTGGTAAATAAGGTAAACCAGATACACTGGCTTTTTTCGTACACGCCCAAGCCAAGGCGCATGAAAGAGGAAACAATAACCTCTGTACTAATCAATACCCCCATATCGGAGAGGGTCTGCCGTCAACTATTGCTTTTATGCTCCTAAGAGTTATAAACAAGCCTTAAATATACCCTAAATAAACACTTAATATAAGTTTTTTTAAAGTTTTTTATGTGCAACGCGACCTTTATCATCACGTTCCAGTATCAAGCAACCACATGAGCGTACTCTACCTCCACGTAAGTCTGCTGTAGATACGACGTGCTTATTACCACAGCCACATAGGCAGTTCCACATGGCTCGTCGGTCTGACTTACGCGACGGTGCGCGACTTATAACCGACAATCTTCCAAATTTCTGCTTTACTAAATCAACATACACGGGCATATTATTTCTCCTTTATATACTCAAAATATTCCGGACACTCTGTTTCGTTTAAAGCGTCCTCTAATACGCGACAACCCCTGCCCCTAGGTTCGTCATCTAAATGAGATTCATAAAAAGAATACTCACAGTCCTCACAATCGTATCCATTATCAAACACCGTGTCGATATTAAATACAGGGGGTGTATACTCACCACAATCCTTACGATAGTCTTTTATTACTAAGCGCCTCCCCGACTTCTCATAATCAACCACATCAATACTTTCTTGATGGTGCATACACCCTGTCTCAAGGCACTCGTCGGCATCACAGTATGTCTGTGCGTTGTATACATTAAGCAATCCCATTTCCCTTCTCTGTTTCTTCTTTCATATACTTTAAATCGTGCAGTATCCAATGCTTCAGCATACCTTTCGACCCCTCAATAGAGTAAATGCCTAAGGTGCAGTACTCTTTTACTACGTCCTTGTTCTGACAGGAATAGTATTCAATGGTCTCAACAGCGTCTGCAAACCGCTTAGTGAAGTTCTCCTCTAAGTCCATCAACATAACATACGCGTCATTATGGTAGTACATGAGCATAAACTCATTTAAAGGCTTACACCTAAGCTTGGCATAGAGAGATAGTGCTAACTCCTCTATATCCTCAAGGGGTGCTTTAAATATCTCCTTACCTTCGCTCTCTGTAAATATAAGATGTGCTGTTTCCTTACTAATGAGCATGTTTACTCCCTCCAAATTGATGTAACGCCATTTTTGATGTTTCTACAGTGCGTCGAGTGATTGCATCTATAAACTTAGAACGGTCAATAAGTACGTCGGCATCTAATGACGAATATAGCGCTTGTGTTAACAACAAACAAGCAGGTGCTAAATGAGTGACAATCAATCTTATCTGCTCGTCCGTACCCTTACCATGCGCTACATCATTAAGTATAGTAGAGATGTGTTCTTGAGCGGTCTGAGACACCCCTATGACAAACCTAAAGGCGCTGTCATAATCCATACCGGACAAGACCTCCTCTGCCCCAAGGACAAACATCTGTAAAGTTTCCGATGTTTGTCTTATGTAATCTATTTCAGCGTCTGTGTATTTTTCCACCATAGTGCTTCGCTATTCTACATTAAATACACACATAGCACACGGTTTTAATTATCATCTAAATAGGAGGTGTTTACACCTCGTTTGTTTAGCTCTTTAGCCACCTCCTTAGGTAGATAATAGACACCATCGTAATCAACAAGCGCACCATCCTTAAACCAAAGACCACCCGCCTTATCATCACCCAGCATCTTATGCTCGAAGTAGCCACACTCCCCAGCATTGGTAATACCAATCTCGTAATGGTCTGTCTCTGTTACCTTATAACTACTCATATCAAATCCTCCTTTAATAAAATTACAGGTCTCTTAGAAAGGACAGGTTTCCACTTACCGTCTTCTTCATCGAACCATTCTGCTATCAATAAGTATTCTTCAGTCATCTTCATTCTCCTTTAACTCAATAAATTCATTTAATATAGCAACTGCTTCTTTAGCATCAGCAAGTGAAACTTCATATTCAAAATCATCTTGATGGAAACTTTCACCAGCAATGTATAATTCACTCTGTTTACCAATATTAACAATTTGTAATTCAAAATCATTCATCCTCAGCCTCCTTATTAGCTAACTTCCTATCATATAAAGCAACACCTAGCTTATACAACACAGCATCGTGGTGGTCTAGCTTCTTATTAACCTCAGCCATCTCTAATGTAAGTCGAGTAACGGTATCTTCAATCTCTTCAACTCGCTCAACTACTACATCTGGATGATTTGATTCCTTAATAGTATGAGGATGCCTAGCATCTTCAGGGCTTCTTGCTGAGATGTAACCGTTGTTCTGTCTTTCCCAGTTCGTTAATTGCTCACTCATCTTTATTCTCCTCCATTATTTCACTGTCTAGTAACTCAGCAATATCGTATATTTGTTCTAAACCCGCTTTGTTAGAGTTAGCTATATTGACTCTTACTGAGTCTTCTAAAGGGTCAGGTCTGTATGCTTCTACATCAAATAAATCCAGTAGGTTTATAAACAGTAATGCTTGATTGCTATTAGCAAATTCAAATATCAATACTACTTTAACCATCTTTATGCTCCTTAGCAACTATAAAGGCTCTATACAGAAATGCTACAAAGTACATTAAATAATCATCCATCATCGTTCTCACTAAGTAAATAGCTTAATCTTTCACGTAATACGTCCAAATATGGGCGCATTACAGCTAATTGAGATATAAGTAAGTTCTTAGCCTCGGGCTTTAAATCGTCCATTTCTGGGCTAGCTATGAAGCTCTTAATCTTATCTATCTTGTCGCCTAGTTGTTCGTACTCGATAAATACTTTAGTTGTTACTGCGTTCATGATGTTTCCTCCTTTAGTTTCCTTACTAGGGCATCTTCCGCTATTGTCGGCAAACTCTTGATAGTTGCCCATAACTCTTTATTAGTAGATGTTAAATCATTAACCTCTATTACTAATGAGTCCCTTTCCTCCAGTAAATCTAAGTAAAGAGTCCTCTTAGTACGTATCTCCGTTTTTAAATCGTCTAACTCTTGTTGTAAGTCCACCTCTTTATCCATAGCCCTCTTATGTGCGTCCTTCCAATACTCAAGGCTCTCTGCCATATCATCTATTTGTTCTGCTAGTGCTGTCTTATAGTTCATTATCCTACCTCATTCCATTCATCAGCATCACCGTCTTCATCTAACTCTGCTTGATAGACTTTCTCAGGTCGTTTGTAATCACACTCACCTTGAGCATTTGATGCATATGAAACCCACTCACCATCTTCTTTATGTTGTACATTTAAGGTGTCATACTTAATGTACCAGTTATAAGACTCCTCTAAATCAAAGTCAATATCCCATTGCGAGTACGCTGAGTACTGTGCCTCTACTTTATAGTTCATATTATTTCTCCTTTAAATGTACATGGCGCGACGAGGTGCCTTGCCATTCAGATAGTTTGAGTACCATAGGTTATGGTTACTGGTTATACGAGGGGTTGCGCGCTCGGCGCGCTCCTGTGCCTCCTCTAAAGGCGCTAAGTCCATACCAAAGTGCTTATACCCACGTACAATCGTAGCGTAGTAATGGTCACTAGGTGCATATACACTTCTACCCCCACTCATTGTGTAGGTTAGTGCTGTACCGTGCTCGGTTTCAATCTCGGTTAGGTAGTACATCGCGTCCTTAGGTCGAGTTCCCTCGTAAGTATGTAATGCCTCCCAGTCCTCTACTGAGTTCATTTCAAACACACCTAGTGGCACGCTTGCACCGTCCTTTGGTATGATATCCGCGACACCGTTAAAGATTAACTGCCAGTTAGGTAGTTCAACTGTATCGATAGGTACTGCGGTTGGAGTTCTAAACGACATTTGTTCTAAGTCGAGGTTTGAGCCGTAAGCTACATATAGATAACCCTTTGCTAGAATCTCCTCGGGAGTTAAGTAAAATTGATATTGTTTTTTCATATTTGTTTCCTTGTTATTTAAAAATAGAAGTCTTTTTCTTAACTTCTGAGGTCATTATACCTAATTACACACATAAGTCAAACATATATTTAAAATAAATTACAAATAATATAAACCAACTGTATAATCAGCACTTTAAACCAAAAGGAGTATTATAATGGACATAGAAGTTCACACAATTGCACTAAGGGTGTCAAAAAACAAGCAGAAAGACATCGAGCATTTCAGAGATGAGTTAACCAACCTAATTGGATACCCCGTTGGAAAAACGGAGTGCCTACGGATTGCTATCGAGCGTGGTATGAAAGAGATACGGGCGGAGCAACAGGAGTTTGAAGTGCCTACTACACGGACGGAGAAAATTGAATCGCTCACAACGGGCGTTTAGTTTATACTAATAAGTTCGAAACCGAAATAAAAAAGCCCGCAAAACATGGATGCGGGCTTTAAGTTACCAATAATCTTGAGGAGAATATTAAGTAATAGGGTAATTATAACAGTATTTCGGCATATTAACAATAAATATAAGAGGAGAATAAATAATGCCGTCTACACAAGATGCAAAAGTAATTGACTTTTTACAGATATCCGCCAATGCGACCAGAGAATACTACCTTAACTGGGGCTGGCAATTAACACCCGTTAAATTTAAAGGCAAAGCGCCTATCATGTCTAAGTGGAATACCCACGTTCTAGACTACGAAACATTTATAGCCGAATATGGCAACACACCACACAACTTAGGGCTAATACTTGGCAAGAAACAAATTGATATTGACCTAGACAGACCCGAAGCTAGAGCACTGGCACCCCTGTTGCTACCCCCGACACGTCGTTTTGGTAGAAAAACCGCCCCTAATTCACACTTTATTTACAACCTAGCCCCATCCTTTGAAGAAAAGGGTGTTAAATCACGCAAGTGGTCACTTCCCGCGTCAATCGCTGACGCTGACAAGGCTGTCATCGTCGAGTTACGAGGTAATTCTGCTCAAACAGTAGTCCCGCCTAGTATTCACACCTCTGGTGAGCATATTAAATGGCACGGTTTCATGGAGGGTGAGTGGGAAGATGATTTTGCACAACTTGACGATTTAGAGTTGATTGTTTCTGCCTGCGACACGATGGCATTCCTTACTTTAATGAGTGTTGTCTGGAGCCAGATGGATGGCAACCGACACGATTTAGCACTCGCCACTACCGGTTTACTACTTAAGAGCGGTACAAATATCGACCCTGAGGCTGTCTATGATATGATGGATTGGGTTATGACCACTGCGGGGGATGAGGAAAAGCCCGCCCGCTTAAGAAACGAGGTTACCGGTACTATCTCTAGATGGAAAAACGGAGATATTACACAGGGTTACAAGCGACTTGCTGAATTATTACCTGCTGATGTCATGGTTAGTATCAAGAATTGGATTACCGAGGGTGCATATACCGTTCCGAAGTTCAATGAGATGAGTTATCGTGATGTTGACGCTATTGGCACAGTCGATGTGAGTGAGTCCCACCCTTATTTGGTATATGTTGCCGATGAAGATAGTTATCGTGATGTTATGCTTGGTACTAAGTACGCGACGGGCACCGCCCTTGGCAGGACATTCGGACGCACACTTGGTAAGAAAGCCCCTAAGATTATAGAGGAACGCGCGCCACAGGTTACTGCCCGCGCTTACATGCCCGACAAGTTGGTTATCGACCGCGGTGAAGTGTTCAACTGCGAGACCGGTGCGTACGTTGGGGAAACAACGTGCCTCAACACATGGCGGGGCACACATATCACTCCCTCCGAAGGAGATGCAACCGACTTTAAATCGCACGTTAGCTCACTGGTTGACTATAACGAAGAATTGACTGAGCACTTGCTAGACTGGATTGCATTTACAGTTCAGAAGCCCTGTGAGAAAACCGCTTGGGCTATTCTGATGATGCATGGACAGGGTTGCGTAGATATGGACACTGAATACCTGACACCTGACGGCTGGGTTGCTTTTAAAGACGACTACACTGGTGGTAAAGTAGCACAATGGCACCCTGAGACTGGGGTTGCTGAGTTTGTGACACCTGATGAGTACTTCGTGGCGGATTGCCCTTACATGTATCACTTCAAGCACGATAGAGGTTTAGACCAAATGCTGAGTCCCAACCACCGCATGATGTATTACTCTGAGGGAAGTTCGGAGGTAGTCGTCAAGTCTGCTTTTGAGTTAGCGCGCCAAGAGCGTGTTAGAGGTGGTTTCCCGTGTTCATTTAAAGTAGAGGGTAAGGGAGTAGATATATCTGATGCAGATTTACGACTACAGATAGCTGTAATGGCTGACGGCTATTTCCCTAGCTCTACGAGTAGATGTATTGTGTCCATTAAGAAAGAGCGCAAGCGCCTTAGGCTAGAGGGCTTACTAGAGGGTAGAGATTATAATTACTATTATAAAGAGATAAAGGGCGGAGATTACCGACACATATTCACTTTTGACGCGCCTATATATACCAAGGAGTTCCCCGCTGAGTGGAGAGAAATGTCCCTCTCTCAAAAAGAAATTATCAAGGATGAAGTGTTCCATTGGGACGGTGCCGTTCGCAAAGGTGAGGGCAAAGAGTACTTTACTATTAGTAAGAGCAACGCCGAGTTCATTCAGTATGTACTGGTGTCCAGCGGTGTTAGAGCTAATATAGGTGTTGATGAGCGAAGTGACAAGTACAAAGGCGGTGCTTGCTATACCGTCCACGCCTCTTTTAATAGAGAGTTATTAACATTGCCAAGAGGTGAGACTGAGTTGGTTCCCACCGTCGATGGCAAGATGTACTGCTTTAAAGTGCCTTCCTCGTTCTTAGTGTTCCGTAGAAATGGCAAGGTGTTCTGCTCCGGCAACACAGGTAAAACAAGTCTGGGAGACCTAATTGGCAAGTTGGTAGGCGAGAGTAACTACTCGACACCCGATTCCAACGCCGTTAATTCACAGTTCAACAACTGGTTAATTGATACTAGATTCATTCTGATGGATGAGATTAAGTCCGCCAACAACAAGTGGGATTTGCTCGATAGACTGAAGCCGTTGATTACAGATACAACTGTTTCCGTTAACATCAAAGGGGGTGCTCAAAAGTTCCAACGCAACTACTGCCAAATCTGGATGAATACAAACCACGCGTTCCCTATGGCGGTTAGTGAAGGAGACAGACGACTGTTTATCTATAAGAGTAAGACCATCTACATGTCGCGCGACCAGATTGCCGAGCACATCGCCCCGTGGTATAAGGGAGGTGACTACTTTAAATGGGCACACAGTGCTGACGGGCTGTCTGTAATTCTAGGGTATCTGATGGCACGCGACCTGTCTGAATTTAACCCGCACGCCAGCGCACCTATGACCGAGTCACGCGCTGAGTTAGTTGCTGACAGTTCTTCTGACATCGAAGACTGGATTACTGAGGCATACCACCTTAAGCAAGCGCCTCTTAAGTCCGATATCATTAGATTATCTGATGTTGTTAAGGCTTACAAGGACGAGTTCAATAAGAATGTGTCCGCTAAGAGAGTAGGTGCTATTATTCGCCCACTTGCACAGGTTTCTGAGGGAATACTACCTAATAATAGGACGGTTAGAATAGATGGGGTGCAGATGCGTACTATTGCAATACGCGACATTGTCAAGTGGACGGACGCAATTGAGACCGCTTGCGCCAAAGAGTATAAAAGAGGTGTTGGCGCTGTCGCCGGCGCGCCGTTCTAGGAGTTTGGTATGAATAACAACTGTAAGCAATACACCTTAGATGATGGGAGTGTTACCGACGCTAGGCTTGTTGCTAAGGCTGTTGGCATAACTATTAAAAACGCACGCGTACGACTTAGCTCTTATTCCGACCCTAGTAGAGTATTTAAAGCCAAGCAGGACACTGAGAAAAATAACACTATGTCATACGGGGAGCGACGCGCGCTGAGCCGAGGTATGGGTGATGAGATGCTAGTACTAGCGCTAAAGTGTATCTAATTCTTTCTATAAGATACAACTGCGCTATCCACTATAGAGTTGATTAGCAGGTTATTAGCGACATAATGCTTATTTAAAGTAGGGTGAGGAGATAGGTTTGGATACTTTCTAAATAACTCCTCCGGAGGCTTGTCCCCTATGTAATACGCGGAGTGTTTGGATATTTCAATCATCCCACTGCCGGATTTATGTCCGAACCTATCCCATTTGATTGTCTTAAGTATTTGCATACTACGATTACTGAGTGAATGTTGTCATGTTATGTTTCATAGTGTTTCCTCTGTTGAGTATGCGAGCCACGCGCCGTCCGGTATATATTTATCCGGATTCTTCTGCATGTCTACGGTTATAAGTTCGCGTAAGTGTTCTTCGTCGTAAGCTTTCATTTCAATGATTACTGAGCCGAAGTCAATATGCGCGTGATACGTTTTGCTTGTTGTTGTTGTTGTTACCATGGTAATAAGTCCTTGTTTGTGAGTTGATTTTGTAGTGGGTTAATGCATACGTCTAACGTGCCGAACGACGCGCGCCACGCGTAGTCTACTGCTCTTTGCTGTGTATTGAATATATCAGTTTCTGACATTGAGTCCCACCCATCGTAACATACGAAGTAGTGGGTGTAGGTTAATTCGCCGTCCGCGCCAAAGGAATAGCCATCCGCGGGCATACGATTTGACCATTCTACTGAGTCGTAGGGGTTCTCATCGATTGCGTTACAGAATAGAGCGCCTTTTTGGTTTTGGGTTGCTGTTAGCATTGCTTTTTCTAGGTACATTATGCTACTCTCCCCATTGCTACTTGCTTTAAACCGGCGTCCGTTAGTTTGATTTGGTTGCCGTTAGTAAGAGTGGCTATCCACGGGTATTTAGGGGAGCGTGGCTTGTAGTCCGTCAAAGTAAGCGCGCCACTGCGTTGTGAGTGGAGTACTGAACCGTATTTAATGTTATTGAGTCCTAATAGAGACGCGTGCATACCTATTGATTGCTGATTGCGAGTGAGTTGCCCTTTTATTTGAGCCTTTACTTGTATTGTGCATGAGTTGGTCTCATAGGAGATATTACCTGACTTGATAGTTAGTCCGAGACGCGCGCCAAGTTGTTCGAGTTCGGAGTTTAATTCCCTGCGTAAAGTGGTTAGTTGTGGCTTGTTAAATTGTGTTATTTTTTCCATTGTTTTTCCTTATTATTTGTTAAAAATAGAGTGTTGCGTTTTTGCAACCTCTGCGCCTAATTATACACAAGGTTTATGTTGTGTCAATAGTTTATTATAATTATATATATAGTATTTATTTAAAAAGGAGTGTTACACAACCTTGTTACACATTGACGGTAAAAACGTCACAAAGTGTAACAAAGTGTAACAATATCGATTAGGGCTAATATTAGGCGATTGTTATATTAGTTGGGGCTTATATTGTTACGCTAAAAGTGACACATTAGATGGGGGTGAGGTGTCACAAAAAAAGAGTTAATTTAATAGGGTTTGGGTTTCTTTGTTACACTTGTTACATTATTACTCTAGTTTAATAAGAATAAATAAATAAACCTATATATCCCTAAATACACACTTAATTATAATAGTAAAAAACACTATTAGAGAGAGAGTGAGTTTTTGGTGTAACAACTGTAACAAGCCCTAATTTTGAGGTGGGTGAGTTTTTCGATTTGTCGATGTGGTGGTTTTGCAACAACTTTTGGTTTGGGCGTAAAAAAGCCCACTTTTTGGGTGGGCGTTGGTGTTGGGTTTGGGTTAACTATTCAGGTTGGTTTTTGGGGTATTTTGAGGGCTTGTATTCTGAATTAATTTGTCTAGTTCGTATAAATTCATAATATCCCCTTTAAATTAGGTCGTTATTAATGCAATATTGCATATATTTATTAAAAACCTCTTTTATCTCTTTTGGCTTGTATTCTGAATTAATTGAATTAATATAATTCGTTGCATCTATTAATCCCGTATATTGCGCTTCAAAGTTCTGAAGCATATCCCAAATTTTGGCTTTTTTATTAATCATTATTGTTTCCCCTTTCCTTTTGTCCGCCTTGCGCTAGATATACAATCGATTCCCAATCTAGCCCGTGCGCTTCTGTATTATTAAAAAATAATATCAAATCATCTGCAAAAAAACCAAATTCTGCAACCTCTTTAAATGC